TCTTCCGATCTATTTCCCGCACCGCTGCGGTGCGAATACGCCATGCTTTACAAGGCTGAATCTGGGGGACAGCTGCTCTACGACTTCAAGCTGTTCGTCAAGTGCTTCGTCCGGCACGCTGAAAATCTCGATGTCCGGGGACTTTTCCTTTGTGACCGCCGCAATGTAAAAGGGGAGTGTTTCCCCAGTGTTCTGCCTGACTATTTCGCGGTAGATAGCGCCCTGGGTGTGATATCCCCAGTATTCGATGAAGTGCTCCTTGCGGCGCGTTTCCGCATTCCATACCGGTTCGAAGTCACGGACGCATTTCAGGTCAACTATCATCAGGTGTTCGCGGTAGCTGTCAACCTTGATTTTGTAAGGAACACCGCCGATTTCCCCGGTGAATATCCGCTGCTTCTCGCCGCTCATGTACTCGGTGAAAAGCGGGTCTGCTTCGGTGCGTTCGATAGCACTTTCGGCAGTCTGGTATTCCGCTTTCAGAGTGCCGTCCTTCTTGAAAAGTTCGGGGTGCTGTTCGCGGAACTGGTCAAGCGTTCCCTCGTAGAACGCGTCAACGTAAGAGCCGGTCAGCAGCGCCGTAGTGTCCTCGCGACGGCTTTCCCCGGTGAGTTCAGCCATTGCGGCGGCTTCGCAGTGCAGGAACGCCTTGAACTGCGAACAGCTCATGTATTCCGCGTTGGCTTCGGGAGTGTAGTAGGTGGTGTTGTCGAGTATCATTCGCGCTTCCACCCCACAAAATCAGATATTCCAACGCTGCAGTCCTTGCATATGTGTAAGTCGTTCATTGCCGCAAAAGGGCCCCCGGCGGGGATTTCTCTTAATGATTCCAACGAACGGCATGCTGACGCTATTACCGCACCTTTTCCGTTCATAAAGAGAGAAGTATAGACTTCGCCACATAAGCGGCACTTGTAAATCGCCTTGAACGCGTCAGCCATTTCCCGCGCCCTCCTTTGCTTTCTTCGCGCACTCAACGCAAAGCTGCCTGCCGAACATATCGACCGCCCTCTGCGCTATCTGCTGCGCGTTGAACGCTCCGGAACCCTTGATAGCCGCTCCGCAGTCGGCACACTGGAGGACTGCCGAGTTATGCGGCGGTGTTTCCGCGTCAGGATCTTTCATTTCCTCCGTGGGAATGCACAGCACCTGGAAGCACGCGTACTTGAATGCCACCGACATAGCCTTATTGCTGGACTTGTCCGCGCTGTCCATGCCCTCACCCTGAACGACCGCTGAAACGCTCGAACCGTCTTCCGCATAGAATGTGTACTTCACCCGGAGTATGGTGTAATTTAGCGTGCCGCCCTTTGCCGTTACGCGTTCCTGACGCTGGCTGTCCAGCACTTCCGGAACCGCGAACACCTTGTGCTTTATCATCAGCGGCTGGAGTACGTTCATCACAATGTCAACGCCGCGATACATGAACCCCTGCTGCTGGTTCTTCTGGCTCTTGCTTATCGCCGGGCACTCCGACATTATCGCCGACAGAGCCGAATATATCTTGCTTGTTTCTGCCATTTAGTCCTCCCTGAATAGATTTTTGAATATTCCCACAAGCGCATCAACGACTATGCTGTTGCCTGCCTGCTTGTACAGCTGGCTGTTCGAACACACTGCCTCAGCCTTGCGGAACGCTTCATCTGTGAAGCCCATGAGCCGCCAGCACTCAAGCGGCGTGAGCCTGCGAATGCGAGAATCGTTTGCCACCATTGCACCGTTATAGTGGTTCAGACTGCCCGCTTGAATGCATACCGCGTTATCAGTCGGGCACAGAGATGAGTTTGCACGAATCGTTGAAGCGATTCCGTCAGTATCTCTGGGTTTGAATATAAAACCGGTGCCTTTTTCAGCGTGCCTTTCGTTGTGCGCTTTGAAACCCCGAAGGATTTTATCCGAAAGGTAATACTTTTCGTCAACCTCGTCCTCCAAAATGTCTTTGAGCCTGATGTCAAGAAACTTCTTATCCGGAAATCGGAAATTGCCATCGTCTATATCTTTGCGGACAGACACGGCAAACACACGCTCTCTGTTCTGCGGCACGCCGTAATCCTTTGCGTTCAGCACCTGCCAGTATGTATTGTAGCCGATACCGTCAAGCCAATCGCACCACTCGTCGAACTGCGCTCTGAACTTCTTCCCGACCAGATTCTTCACATTTTCAAGCATGAGCCACTTCGGTTGTGTGTGTGTGTGTGTACAGCGACCTCTAACAGCCGCTGAACCTCGTACAGCAGTCCGCTGCGGGTCTCGCCCTTGACAATGCCCTTTTGCTGTCCTGCAACGGAGATGTCCGTGCAAGGAAATGAGTACGTCCAGAAATCGGCGTAATCGAGCTTGTCCACCTTGCTGATATCGCCGTAGTTCCGGGTCTCGCCGTAGATAGCTTCATACGATTTGATAGCATACTTGTCTATCTCGGAGATACCGACTACTCTGTGTTCTATTCCGGCGCGTTCAAGCGCGGCTCTCTGTGCTCCTATACCGGAAAACAACTCGTTTACTGTTATCACTTATCCTCCTTGCTATTGCTGCCACCTGTTATCAGCTCGCTGTGCGGCAGGCTTTCCACCCACTTGCAAAATTCGTGCCATTCGTCCAGTTTGTGGTTCTTGCGGCTGTGGTACATATTGGCGAGTACCTCATAGTTCATCTGAACAGTTGCCCGCTGGTTGTAACTCTGCGGAAGAAGCTGGATTATCTGCCACCAGCACGTTTTCAAATCGCTTAAATCTCCGCCGCTTTTGTCAAGCTGAATATAGCATTCGCGCCACATATTCAGCACGCCGATGATTTCATTCATCACTTCGGGCGAATTGCCTATAAAATGCTCGTGGGAGAAGTCATCAGGCGCAAACTCTTTGCTCATGATAGTGTGCATGGTAGAGCAGCTGTTCCGCACCGTGCCGACCTTGTAAGTGTCGAACTCAGCCCACCAATATCTCGGCGCTATGATATCACAGGTAGTGCTTATCATGCGCATGAATTTCCGGTGGTCTGTGCCTGCCCTGCACAGCTTCTTCATGAGCGCGAGGTCATTGCCGCCGATAGCAATTCTGCCTGTGTCAACGTCCTTTATGCTGTCCGACTTATCCCAACTGTTCAGCGGGTTTCTCATGCCCCTTATCGCGGCTTCCCAGCCGAAAACCTCGATGTTTTCAATCTTTATCATTGCTGCCCTCCAGCTTTATGAGGTAATCCTCATACCACTCCGCTTTCTTGATATCCTCCTCGCCGTTCTTCCTGTCAGCGCGAAAGCGGTACTTGAACGCGTTGCAGCGGCAGAACGCCTTGACGTCTTCAATGCCGAACATCGCCTGCATTACCTCAATGCATTCATGCGCACCCTGATAGTGCGCGGGGTGGTTGACGTTATCCGGTTCAGAATCAGCGGGAACGTTTTCCGGGAAAGCAGTGCTGTAAAACAGGTCTACACTTCTGCCGTTCATGACATCAAAGGGAAATGAAGAGCAAAGTTCGTCAAGCCCGGCGCGACCAATATTGCACTCGCCGCACTTTTTGAAACCATGGCACATATCTGTTAGGACGTGCCTTTTATCTTCTGTTGTCACGTCCGCTCACCCTCTTTCTTTTCGGCATGAACGCGCCCTTGAAGCTCCAGACAGCAACTATCGCCAGGAGCATGAGCAGGAAATCGTGCCCGTCCATTGTGTAACCCTCTATGCCACCAAGTGAAGCAGCTATCGTCCGCGCGAACAAGCCCGCGAACATCGCAATTATGTAGGGTAAAACTTTCATCGTTCCTCCATCTTCTCGATCATCGCGTCCACGGACACCTTTTTGCCGTCAACATCGAAGAACAGCCCCTCGACATTCAGCAGCTTGCGGTAGTCTATCCCATAGGAGCGCAGACCGCGTATAGCGTTTATCAGCGCGGCATCATCGTTTGTGGCTTTAAAACTCTTGTATGTGTCTGTAAGTTCAGCCTGCCGCGTGTACTCATCGTAGCTTGCCTGTAGCGCGTCCGTGAACCTTTTCAGCCTGTCCATTCCGAACCCAAACTCATTGTGGAGCGCTTCCAGCGTGAGTATCTCCCATGTCGTGCGCTTGAGATCCATCTCAGCGGATATCTTCTCGGATATCCGGCGTTTTATCGTCTGTTCAACGTTTATCTTCACGATTCGTCCTCCGGTTCCTCGGCGCTGAACCACACTTCCTCACAGAGGCAGTCATAGCAAAGATCCTTGCCATTGAAAACTCTGAGTTCTTCACGTTCGAATTCGTTTCCGCATTCATCGCAGAACCAGCGCGGAACATTGCGATTCGGGCATGCACTACCCAAGCAGCCTTTTTCCGGCGGGCAGCCTACGCACTCATCAACATGTTTCAGCATTCAGATTACCTCCATACTTGAATATCCCGGAATTGTGGATAAACTCCACTTCTTCCTTTGTGGGGCTGGTTATAAATCTCCTGCCGTTCCGTATGCAGTCTGAGTAAGGACACTCGAAGCAGCTGTGCGGCGGCTGGCATATTTCCATGTCAAGCTTCTCGGGATTCTTTGTTTTGCCGCTGATGCGGTTTGCCAGCGTGCCAGGTCTGATGTTGAGTTCCCGCGCGGCATTAGTAAGCCCGATTTCGCTTATCCGCGCTTTCGCCTGCTCGATGTCGATATAGAATCTAGTTCTCATCGCTTTTCGCCTCCACGGAGTGTTCAGATAAAAGCCACTCCAGCGTTACATTGAAATAAGCCGCGATGTGGACAAGCTGTCCCAGCGTCCAGTTGCCGGGCTTGTCATGGCGGGAGCTGAAAGTGTTGCGGGAATTAATACCCGCTATGCGCATGATGTCGTCCCGGGTCTTTCCGCGTGCCGCACACAGCAGGGAAATGTTCGTCATGATGTTCTTCCCGGTTTTGTCCACGTTAGCCCTCATCGGAAGTCTCCTGCAAAGCTATAGTGATAAGCGTGAGAATCTTCGTGACTGCCTGACGGTATGTCATGCTGCTATTCTCCGCCATGAGAGAGCCAAGTGCGCGAATAACCGAGCATGTTTCTGCCATGATGGTTACTGCGTTGCCCCCAATTGAAGTATGTGCTTTGCCGTTGTGTGATTCGACCTTAATCATCGTTTTCTTCCTCCTTGTATGCCGGAATGATTTCCGTGTGCTGGTTTGCGTAGACTATCATCTCGCTTGCGATGTATGAGAGCGCAAGCCCTGTGCGCGCCGAAATATCTTCCAGAATGTTATACGCCTTTGGCGTTATCCGGATAATGGTGCGCTTGTCGCGGTACTGCGGCTCCCGGACGTTCGGGACGGTGAATGTCAGTGTGTTCATTCGTCCACCGCCTTACTTGAAAAGCCAGTCGAGCTGACCGTCGGCTTTCATTTTGTTGAGAATGTCGCAGGCTTTCTGGGCTATATCGCTGCCAGAAAACAAAGAACTTGCATAAGGTCTACCATGTAACTCATCAACTCCCACGTAGTCAAAGTTGCCTTCGTTAACGGTAATTACCCATAAGCCGTCAGACAGTCCATCTACAGGGCGCCTTCTCACTACATCGCGTATCCGCTCAACCAGCATGAGAAACTTTATTTTCTTCCCGACCTGAATTGCGCGTTCGCTGGTTTTCCAGCAATTGTCTGGGTAGGCTACACCGTTCTCCGCTCCCACGCCAAGTCCGTAAATCATGTCTTTGCCGACATAGGCTTCATAATACCGCTCGTCAGCTTTCGGCATCCAGAACCCTGGGTCATACGGCTTCTTCTCCTCCGGCTCGTCCGCCGGAATACTCTCGAAAAGCTTCACCAGCCCCTCGGACATCACGCCGATTGAATCGGCAACTTCCTTGTCTTTCAGCAGTTCGATTATCTGCTGTTTCTTTTCATTGGTCATAAAATCCTCCTGTTTTGTCGTGGGTTCTGCTTACTTGGTGTGTTCGTGCCACGCTTCCATGAATATCTTGTTCTTGTCAGCCTTTTCGCATGCCTCGATTACAGAAACAAGTGTGTTGCTCGTTGCCTTTAATGCGGCGATCATCGCTAACATTACAACGATGAAATTCGCGATAAGGCATACAAGACAGCAGATTATCATTGTTGCGATTTCCATTTGTTCACCTCCTGCCTGTTTCGTGTTCTGAATTTTAAATTGCTGATATCCCATATTGCATTTCGCTCCCAGATGTGCTATAATGGCATTGAAAGGAGGCGAGCGTAATGGGATATTATAATGCTGCCCGAATCTGTCTTAATGGACATGTGATTAGCAGACGTGTCAAAGATACTTCTTCGACCGGCGATAAGTTCTGCCAGCTTTGTGGCGCCGAAACGATTTGTCGGTGCTTAAAATGCGGCGAAATCATTCGTGGGAAATACGAAATGGATAAGCTGCTAGATTTAAGACCCGATGATAGTCCTGCGCCTGCATATTGCTACAATTGCGGTTCTCCATATCCGTGGACAGAGGACGCATTGGAAAGTACGAGAATGGTCATTGACGAAGAAGATCGTCTTAGCACTGATGAAAAGGAAAATCTGAAAAAGTCCTTGCCAGACATTATTTCAGAAACTCCTAGAACATCTCTCGCCGTGCTTCGCTTTAAGAAAGCTATGGACCACGTCGGTAAATTTACCCAAGACGCGTTTTCAAAATTTGCTGTATCCATGGCATGTGAAGCGGCTAAAATCATGCTAGGACTTTAGCCTTTTCTTCTCAATCAAGAACAGCCTTATACCCGGACATTTATCCAGCCCGCAGTTATAGGGCTTTTCTTTTACCCAGCAATTGCAAACCGCGTTCAGCTTTTTGCCGCAGTGCGTGCAGAAGTTTGCGCTGGTTGGGATTTCTTTTCCACAGCCGGGGCACTTTTTTGTGTCCAATTTAATCACCTCCTGCCTAGGAAATCAAACTCAGAGTACATGCGGCGGAATCAAGAAATTCCCAATACTTCTTTAATTGTATCAACGATGTTGCCAGACTTGGTCTGCCCTGTCAGCACTCTATATAAGACAGAGCTGTCAACAAACATTGACGGATTTTTTCTTTTTACTTCGTCTATAAGCCAATTTTGATTTTTATTGCGCTTTAAAAGCTCCATTTTAACAACGAAGCCGAATTCCGAAATAGGCTTTTTTCGCTCAGAAGCCAAAATTTCACCTCCTTTTCACTTGACAATTACAGATTTATGTAGTATAATGCATTTGTCGGGAATGATTATTTCAGAAATCTGTTATCTTGCTGACAACTAGATTATATTACAGATTTCTGAAATTGTCAATAGTAAATTACAGAGTTCTGATATCTTTGGAATTTCTCACAATTTGGAGGAGTGTAATATGAGCAACCTATACAAAAACATCGAGTGCTTATGTGCTCAAAACAATTTGAACATCACACAACTGTGCAGAGAGATTAATGTTTCAAGAAGCACGCTGTCCGAACTGTCCGCTGGCAGGACAAAAGACTTGTCATCAGTAGTAAAGAGAAAAATAGCCCAGTATTTCTTAGTTAATATAGAATTTCTAGACCAAGAGAATTACGATATCCCATGCCCGGAATGTGGCTTTCAGTACTCGCCAAGTATTACTGGCGACCGAAAGAAACACCAAGACAGGCATATAAAGTGGAAAAAAGCCGTCGAGAAGTACGGATTTTGTTGGAACGGCATATACCGAGCAAACTGTAAAAGTAAAGTTTATGATCTGCTATCAGACAAAGAGATTAGTTTGGAGAAGAAAATAACGTATTATACGGCATTGCTAAAAGGATATTTTTCCAGAGCAATAGAGGCGCTTGATTATGACCTCAATCGCTCCTTTGAAGAATATGCATCGGCGTTTATAAAGCAGGAAAATAACTGTTTCCCGAAAAAAGGCTCTTCAGAATACAAAGAATTGTTAAAACTATTCGGAGAAAAATCGGCGAATTTAACCGGAACTTATTACGCTGATAGCAAAGTCATTCCTTGCGCAAAAGAACCCTTACCATTGAACGGAGCAGGTACTTCTACAGCAGCTAAGTTAAGCGAACGCGAAATCGCTGTAGCTTTAGCCTACCGGAACTGCCCGGCGGCGCAGCCCTCTATTGATTACATTCTCGGTCTCAATCAGGACGAGCACCAAGACATCAGCGTAGCAGCCAAGGGCGGTCACTTCACTGCGGTTGCCGATAAGGCTAAAACGGATAGCGCGGTATCAGAAGCATTCGAAGAATTGAACGAACAAATCAAGAAAAAATATTAATTGGCATTAATTACTTTGCAAGTCTTGTCGGATTATGTCGCAAAATAGAAGCATAAAATCTATTTTGGAGGTAATCTCACCATGACGAAGCGCAACATTCTTGCCGAAGCAGACAAATTTCTTGTAAAGGGCGAAGTGACGGAACTGCCGTTAACAATGGATACGCTGAGAAAAATTGCTGTCCGCTCCAACTGGCTGCTGTCTTCTTATCAGCATTCCGAAAAAATACTTGAAGCTACTGGTACAAGCGAAAAAGCGAAGCATTTTCCTGCGTTCACTATACGCTGGGACGGCAAAGTAATAATTCTGTACGATGAAGAACTGCCGTATGATTTGAAAGTGCAGTTCATCTGCCATGAGTTCGGGCACATTGTCCTTAATCACACGTCTGACCGCGCTATAATCGGGGCGAGCCGTGACGCAAGCACAACAGCCATGCAGGAGAGCGAAGCCGATGATTTCGCCACGGAAATGCTTGCCCCAGCATGTGTAATGAATAAGCTGGGAATATCCTCCGTGAACGAACTCCTGAAAACCGGCTTGCTCACGACAGACCAAGCTTTGGAGCACTTTGAAAACGTGAAATCCGGCGCACCTGTGACAGAAACGCAGAAGCTTCTTTGCGACCGCATAAATTTCAATCAGCCCAAACGTCACAACTTTTCGTGGCTTAAATATATTGCTTGCTTTGCGGCAGGCTTTGTAATTTGCATGGCATTGCTTTCAATAAAGAATAACAATTCGCTTCCTGTTGTGCCAGATGATTATAACAGCTCGTCGGAATCTCCGTCAGAAACCCAGAAGCCGGGGGAAAGCACGGTCACGACAACAGCCACATCAAGTAGCACATCGTCAACAACTGTGCCAGTGTCAAGCGCCGCTTCTACGTCAGCTTCAACCACACCCGCCCAGGACGACCCACAGTCCGAAGTTGTTTATGTTACACCACACGGCACTAAATACCACAAGCCGGATTGTTACCACGTAGAGGGCAGGGCAGACATTGTGGGAATGACGATATCAGAAGCCGAAGCAAACGGTTACGAACCATGTAAGCATTGCTTTTAAGGAGATAATCATGGCAGATTACAACTTTAAAGAAGAAACCCGCTCCGAAAAGGTCAACGGGCGGGTCAAACGGTATAAGTGGTACTCGATACAAGTCTATCTAGGAAAGGGCGCGGACGGGAAGAAGAAATACCAGCGTTTTTCCGGCAGGGACAAAAACGAACTTCTGCGCCAGATAGCGCAAGCCGAAGCAGATTTGAAAGAGGTCAAGGAAAAGGCGGAAACCAAAACACTCGGCGAAGCGCTGGAAGAATACATCGTCAGCAGGACGGCGGTGTGTTCACCGTCAACCATCAGGGGATATCGTTCTGTACAACGTAATGCGCTGTCGGAACTGCAAAACCGACCGATAGATGAAATATCTCAAATTGAACTGCAAAAGTTCATGAACGAATATGCCAAAACTCATAGCCCTAAAACTTGCAGAAACGTGCACGGCTTACTATCTTCCATTTTACAAAACAATAGACCGGGATTCACCATAAAAACTACTCTGCCGCAAAAGGAACTAAGCGATATCTATGTTCCAGATGAAAAAGAGATAAGTCAGATAGCCGAACTGATACACGGCAATCCGTTGGAGATTCCTTTTCTTCTTGCGACACAATGTGGTTTGCGTGAGAGCGAAATAACAGCCCTGAATATCAGCAATGTTCACGATGACTATATTATGGTCACAGAAGCCTATGTGCTTGATGAAAACGGCGTATATCAGAAGAAAGCGCCGAAAAGCTATGCGGGATATCGCAAAATCCCTATTAGTAAAGCGTTTGCAAATATACTTTGTAAAGCCGCTGATGAAGATGGCAGGGTAGTAGCCATGAGAAGTATAAACATCTGTAACAACTGGATACGGTTCCGTGACAAAAACGGATTTGATGAAAATATGAATTTCCATGCGTTGCGCCACCACTATGCCAGCAAGTGTCTGCTTATCGGAATGCCGCAAAAGTACATTGCAGAGATAATGGGACATTCGAGTACGCGAATGATTGAACAGGTTTATCAGCACGTTTTTGGCTCTGCGATGGAAGAATATGCAAATAAAATTCGCAACAAAATGGACGATTTCTGCAAGAACTACAGTAAGCTAGACAACACAATAGACAACACATAGTCCATTAACGCGATAGCAAAGCCATTGAATACGGGTTCGACTCCCATTATCCGCTCCAAAGACTTAATCCCCGCCAAATGGCTTGATTAGCTTTTTGACGGGGATTTTTGCTATCCGGAATCGCGACGCGCAACGAATGTATTTTACCACATTTTTGCGTATTTTTTCGCAAGTATGGGTGTCAACATGGGTGTCAAGTTTGGCGTTAAAACTGTTTTTATCGTGACAAGTAGGGTAAATGCAACTGCCAAAAAATTCAAGCCCTGTTTTATGCAAAATAACGAATTCCCCGGAGCCAACGCCCCGGGGATAATCATTATTCGATTTTCACAGAGCAGCCCAGCGCCTGGAGTGCCTGGCGGTAACGCTCTACTTTGCTCTGGGCGACTGAGATCTCGGCAGTGATCCTGACCTGCTTCTCCGGCGCGACCTGCCCCCGGAACCAGTCCATATTCTTGCCGAACCTGGCGAGCCAGTGCTCCGGGTCGCCGTGGTTGGAAGCGTAACCACGGGCGCAGGCTTCCTTGTGGCTGATGATGTTTTCCGGCTTGATAGTCGGATAATTCTTCATGAGCCGCTTGCAGAGGTCAGCTGCAAGCCCGAAGGCATCCTCGAAGTAGGCGCGGTCGTTCAGCGCGTCCTCCGCGATCTCAATCTGTATGTATGCCGGGGCGTAGTTGTAGCTGCCTTTTGAGCCAGAGCCGCAGCCCCAGCAGCAGACGTTCCAGGGAATCAGCTTAGCCGCTTTCACTTCGCCGTTCTTGTCCTTGCCTATGACCGCGTGCGGGCAGACATTGCTGTCCGGGCGGTCGAAGTAGTTCCTGTAGGGATTCTCCCCGCAGATCTCCGGCGCGTTGACGTAGCGCTTAAGGTTCGGATTGTTTGCGCCGGTGGAGTGGATTATGATACCTGCCGGGCTGCCTGTCGGCATGGTTCGCGCAGCCTTGTAGCAGAGATTATTCTTTGCATACGCTTCAAATGTTATCGCCATCGTCGCTGTCCTCCTTGTGCGCGCCATCAGCCAGCCCCTCGCCGATGACATACCCCACGACTGCCGCGCCGCTGAGTATGCAGCCGGAAACGGTTTCCGCTGTCTCAGAGCTCCCCCCGAACGCTACGATAAGTCCCGCGATGAATCCCGCTGTAGCAACCCACAGCTTTCTTGATGTCAGCTTTCTTCTCCAGTCAATTTTCATGGTACTTTTCCTCCTTATTCAACCGCTTTGCAAAAGCATACGGTTATAAGAAGCCCATTGAAGGTGATGTGAATGAAGCTACTCAATATCAAGGATAATTCACAACAGAAAAAAGGCACATTTTCTCATATTGAAAACCTCACGGGGAAGATTGCCGATAAGACATTAGAGCAGCTTGAGCATGAAGGCGTGTTCGTGTTTCCAGAAATCATAAGGGATTCAGAGGATATTATTACGAAGGATCAGATGATTCTCCAAAGCGTCAATGACACCTATCGCACCAGTAATGTGATGGGCTTCCTCGGCTGCGGAGATGAACGCCTGATTATCGAATCCCGCTTCTGCGGGGATGGTGAAGATTACTTTTTCCAGTATCTCCTGGACAGAGTTCTGGATTTTCCGAATATCGTGGATTTTGAGTCCGATGTCAATCAAAATAACCGGTTGTTTAATTTCCTACTGTTCTTGTTTCCATATTATCTCAAGAAGGCTATGCGGAAAGGATTATTCAAAAAGTATATCCACCGCAGATACAATGACGGAAATGTAAAAGGCACTATCAATATCGCACGCCATATAAAGCAGAACACACCATTTATAGGAAATGTAGCATACAGTCAGCGCGAGTTTTCTTATGATAACAGTCTAATGGAACTGGTACGACACAACATTGAATTCATCAAGAGAAAGCCTTACGGGAACCAACTCCTCATCAAAGTGAAGGGCAAGGTCAAACTCATAATAGACGCAACTCCGGGATATGAACCGTATGAACGACAGAAAATCATTGAACAGAACAAGAAGAACACTGTCCGCCATGTATATTTTGGAGAGTATCTTGCTTTGCAGAAGCTGTGTCTTCTAATTCTTCAACACCGGAAACATCAAGTCGGTTCGTGGTCCAAGCAGATATACGGAATCCTGTTTGACGGTGCGTGGCTGTGGGAAGAGTACATCAACTCGCTGATAGAGGATATTTTCTATCACCCGATGAATAAAGCGCATAAGGGCGCACAGTGGCTCTTTGACGGAAATGTGGGTCTTATTTATCCTGATTTCATCAGTCGCAACAGCAAAACGCGGATGATTGCCGATGCCAAGTATAAGCCGATTGACAACATCGGTAATCGTGATTATCTACAGGCGCTTGCTTATATGTTCCGTTTTGATGCCAAAACCGGTTACTATTTCTATCCGGAAGTGGGAAATCACGATGCTCTGAGATTATGTATGAATCGGGGTTCTACCTATGAGTCTAACGTCAGCCCACGAGACAATATCAGTATTATCAAGCACGGCCTAAAAATCCCTGTGGACGCACCGGATTACGCCGTTTTTGTCACGAGGATGGCTAATGCCGAGCAGGATTTTATGAAAGTGTTCTCTATGTAAGAGATGTACTATAGGTAACCTCTAAAAACCCCTATGAAAAAGAAGAAAAAAGTGATATAATAAGGATA